GTTTTCTATGACTTTGCATGTACGCATAGTTTGCGTATATGATTGGTCTATAGCGTGTATGGAGGAATAGATGTACGAGATAACAAAAGAGGTGCCATTGCCAGAGCCGAAGGTTAGGCATAACTACCCGTATGAGCAGATGCAGGTGGGGGAGAGTTTTTGGGTATCGGGTCTTAGCTTGCAAGCGTTGTGCAACAGCAACAACCGATGGAGTAAGAGGTTAAACCGTCGGTTTATATGCCGCAGGGAGGGCGACGGTGTGAGGATATGGAGAACCAGTTAGATAACAAAGAACTTGCAAAGCACTATGCCAAGTTCACGTTAAAGCGAGACTGGCCTCAGATTGAGGCAACGATTAAGCTCTATTCTGCAAAGCCCTCAGATGACCCGTGGTACGGTTTGTACCAAGAGGCGGTAAAGATACTTGAACGAGAATACAAGAGGCCTGTATGACTGTTAAGAGTGCTAGTGAGATTTTGCCTACGATTGCATCGCAATGCACAGACATGGCAGGCCACTTTACAACCCTGACGCTTCTTGCAAGCCAATGCCAGTCGGTGATTGAGTTAGGGGTGAGGGGTGGTTGCTCGGCCTTTGCCCTGCTAGCTGGTTTGGAGCAAAGCCAATGGGCGGGGAAATGGATGCTCTATCTGGACATTAACGACTGCCGCAATAAAGAGTTAGAAGAGATTGCCTACCAGCACGCCATTGAGATTGAGTTTAAGAAGGCTGATAGCAGGCACGTTGATTTACCAGACTGTGATCTGCTCTTTATTGACACCTTGCACACCTATGGGCAGTTGACCTTAGAGCTAAGTCTGCACAATAAGAAAGCACGCAAGTACATTGTCATGCACGATGTGGAAGCACCCTATGGGACAAAGAATGAGATTAAAGATGGCAGCCCTAAAGAGGGGTTGCAACCTGCTATCCAAGACTTTTTAGCTGAGTACACCAATTGGCGTATTAAAGACTGGCATGAAAACTGCCACGGTTTGTGCGTTTTAGAAAAAACCAATGAACTTTGACACCAAGAAGTTCTACCAGTTTTGTAAACACTTAAGGATTGAATCCAAAGAGCAAGGGATGATTACGCTAGGCGATACCCTGCTTGGCACCCAGACCTATGTGATTGATGAGGTGGCTAAAGGCTTAGAAGACAACATTCACTTCTTTATTGTTCTCAAGGGTAGACAGCTTGGTATCACGACGATTAGTCTGGCAATGGACTTGTACTGGCATTTTCTTAACCCGGGGATGCAAGGCACCCTAACAACCGATACAGAAGAAAACCGGGAGCAGTTTAGAAGCACCCTTCAGATGTACATGGATGGCCTGCCTAAGGAATACAAGATTCCCTTGATGAGCCATAACCGCAATCAAATGGTATTAAAGAACCGCAGTCGCATGTTCTACCAAGTGGCGGGTACACGCTCTAAGGGCACGCTAGGCCGTGGTAAGGGCATTACCTTCTTGCATGGCACAGAGACATCATCTTGGGGTGATGAAGAAGGCCTAGCCTCCCTGCTGGCCTCCTTAGCGGAAACCAACCCCTTGCGCTACTACATGTTTGAAAGCACTGCTAGAGGTTTCAATATGTACCACGACATGTGGACGGTTGCTAAAAAGGCAAAGACGCAAAAGGCAATCTTCTGCGGCTGGTGGCGCAACCAACTCTATGCGGCTGATCCTAAAAGTGACGTTTACCGCACCTACTGGGATGGCAAGCTAAGTGCCGAAGAAAAAGAATGGACTCGGGAAGTTCGTAAGATTTACAACTTTGAGATCAACAGCAGGCAAATGGCGTGGTGGCGCTGGAAGCTCTACGAAGGCCTCAAAGACGAATCCCTGATGTATCAGGAATTCCCGCCTACTGAAGACTATGCCTTCATTATGACGGGCAGCAGCTTCTTCTCCACTGCCCGATGTACAGACGCTATGAAGGTGGCTAAACGCATTGAGGCAAACTATTTTCGCTTTAGTATGGGCGCTAACTTTCAAGACACCGAGTTACTAAAAAGCAATGCCAGACTGTCCACCATGACGATTTGGGAAGAGCCAATGCCGCAAGGCTATTACGTGATTGGTGCTGACCCTGCCTATGGCAGCAGTGATTGGGCAGACCGCTTTTGCGTGCAGGTCTACCGTTGCTATGCCGACGGGCTGGATCAAGTCGCTGAGTTCTGTACCAGTGAACTCAATACGTTTCAGTTTGCTTGGGTGATTTGCTACCTTGCTGGCGCTTATCGCAACTCCACGCTTAACTTAGAAGTTAACGGCCCCGGTCAGGCTGTGATTAACGAGATGAGAAATCTTAAACGGCAGGCCACCAGCATAGGTGGTCAAGAAGGTAAAAGCCTGCACGACGTGCTTGGCAACATGCAGCACTACCTCTGGCGTAGAAACGACAACTTTGGCAATGTATCGAACTCAATAGGATGGGTCACGACACACAACAGCAAAGAACGGATGCTTAACTACTTCAAAGATTACTTTGAACGCAACATGTTGCACGTTTACAGCACCGAGTTATTGGACGAGATGAAGGGAATCGTTCGAGATCAAGGAACCATTGCCGCCTACGGAAGGGGAAAAGATGATCGGGTTATTGCTTCAGCGTTGGCCTGTGCAGCCTATGCCGAGCAAGTCCAGCCAAGACTGCTTGCCATGCGACTTACCAGAGAACAAAAGGCCAACCAAGACGGTTCAGAAAGTGCCGAAGTTGCTCAAGTCCAAAAGCAAGTCGGCAACTACCTTAAAGCGTTGGGCTTCTAGCTATGTACACAGTTCTTCCGAAAGATGAAATTTACCGTCGGGTTGACGCTATGCGTAAAAACCGGCGTAAAGGTTTTTCTATGAAGATGTTTGCCGAGTTTGCCTGCATGAACTACCGGCACTTTGAGGCTGTACTTAGGGACAGGAAAGACACCTTTACTGAAAGCAGTCAGCGTAAGGTATCCAAAGCCCTGCTAGCCCTTGAGAAGGGCGAGGCTGGCCCCAGAATGGACATCCTTGGCAAGCGTTTTATTGGCTACCACCCTAAGCCCAAGCCCGTCTACCGGCGCTCTATGGGCATAGAAAAGACCAGAGATGGATTCAAAATAGCTATCGGTTTGCAAAACAAATACAGTTTTTCTACTAAAAGACTTGATGACTGAGAAAGAAAGGGGCTAGTATGAGCGTAGTGCATGACTATAAATGCCCGGCTCACGGGTATTTTGAATCACGAAAAGCAGTGTGTCCTCATGGATGCAGCGATGTACAACAGGTCTTTTTGCAACCTGTGGGCACGATGTCGGATCGTACCAAGGGCAGCGACAAGACGGTTCGACAATTGGCAATGGACTTTAATATGAACGATGTTAAGTCAGTCCGAGAAGGCGAAGCGCAACCGCCACGGTTTGCTCAACAAAAGCCTGATAATCCTTTTGCTCCTAAATGGGGCAGTCCGGGCGACCTATCAGGGTTTAACCTAAGACCCGTTGCCGGTGAAAACGTAAGTGGAATTGGGGCCATTAAACAAGATACGAAGCTAACAGGGCCAAAGGTGGGTTCTTACATTGCTGACCATCAGAACTTGCAGATGAAGAAATGAGAATCCCAAGCGACCCACTCCAAAGAGAATTTTTCTACATCGACATCATGCAAAAGTGCATGGTGTCCCTTGAAAACCGCAAGATGGGCTACGACGGACTGCGCTCCTATTACCTTTTTGGCGCTGGCCCCGAAGAATCGCCTGCTCAATACAACAAAATCTTTCCGCACATCGATCAACTCTCGGCCTTTATGTACGCAGCCGACAGCACACGGTTCTCAATCAACATTGGTGCAAGCCAACCCACCCAGTTTCACAAGATGGTGCCCATCCTAACCAAGGCACTTTACGACTATTGGCTTAACAGCAACACCGATCAGGTCTTTGGGCAGGCTGTGAACTGGTCTTTTTGCTTTAGCACCACCTTTATTAAACCCATTTGGCGCAATGGCATCCATCCCTACATGGTAGAACCCTCTGTTATGGGCGTTTTGCGTGAGGATACGCCCTATACAGACCGCCAAGAAGCGATGGTGCAAGAGTATTACATGACCCGCAGTGAGCTTTTCTCACGCCTGTATAGCCACCCCAAGCGGGATGAATTGGTGCAGCGCATCACATTTTCTGAGCAGCAAACAGAAACCAGTGCAGGCGGCATTGACCGGGTCATTACCTCGGCCACCAACCCCACCATCTACGGCAACATCAACCTAAGCCTTGAGGGTGTCAACCGTTATGTTGCGCAGATTGCCGAAGAAACCGTCAAGATGCGGGAGCTGTGGGTCTTTGATGATGAGATTAACGATTACGTTTGCGTAACTATTGCTGACCCCGATGTGGTGATCTATGACCGCCCGTCGAGGAAGATGTTTTTAGAGGGCGAAGTGCCCTTTGTCCAAGTCTGCCCCAACCCACAGTACGATTACTACTGGGGGCAGTCTGAGGTGCAGCGGCTTGTCTTCTTGCAAGACATGCGTAATAAGCGCACCACGCAGATCATGCAGCTTTTAGACAAACAAGTTGACCCACCAACGGCTTTAATGGGCTTTGGCGGCATCTTGGATGAGAAATCCTTTGCACTTAGGCGTGCCGGTGGCTTGATAGCCAACGATATGCCCAACGCTCGGGTCGAACAATTCATGCCCGACATCCCTAATGACATCTTTAGGGAGATCGGAGAGATTGATGCGATGTTTGCTGAGGCCTCTGGCATCGTCAATGTGCTGCAAGGCAGGGGTGAAAGCGGCGTTAGAAGCGCAGGGCACGCCTCTCAACTAGCCCGTTTAGGCTCTTCAAGGGCAAAAAAACGTGCTTTGGTTATCGAATCCAGTCTAGAAAAGCTAGCAACGATCTATTTGAAGCTAATGATGATCTACGACGACACCCAATACGTCGATGAAGATGGCAATAAATTCATTGCTGCGCAGTTCACCAACGACTTTAACGTCAAAGTTGATGCGCATAGCAACAGCCCGATCTTCATGGAAGACCAACGTGACCTTGCATTCAACCTATTTAATGCTGGTGCAATCAGCAAAGAGCGCCTTATTGACATGCTTGACCCACCAATGAAGCAACTTTTGCTTGAAGATTTGAAAAAACAGACGATAAACGTGGGCGAAACACCCCAATCGCCTGCTATTCCGCAACCTGAAGGGGCACAACCAGCCCTACCACCCCCGCAAGGAGCTTAAAATGGCGCAAAATGGCAACCAAGGTATGATTAAAGGCGGCGATCAGCCCCGAATGACACAAAAACAACTCAATACTGGCAACAAAGACATGGGACGCATCAGTTATACCCGCCAAGCTCAACGTGGGCCTATGCCTAAAGGCGGTTATGGTCGTTCAATGAGCAAACGCTAAGTGGGGAAATTCATTTGTACACCCTTTTTTTGGTTGACACGATAGTTTCTATGAACAAACAATCGACCCAACATAGTTAAAGGTAAACACATGGCCGTTTCAAACAGAGAAATGATGGACATGCTTAAGGCAGATCAAATGCCTGAGCAAACACCCCCGCCAAGTGAGCAAGGTGCAATGACCGCACCTATGTCTAGCCCGATGACAACCCCCGAACCGCAAGAAGGCAACATGGAGCAGGCCCGTCTCAACGTGATGATGGCCTTGGACATGCTGCAAAACGCCTTGCAAGAGTTTGGCATGGAATCCGAAGAGGGCATGGCGCTTCAAAAAGTGGTCGGCGACATTACTAATCAGTTTGGGCAACGTGAATCCTCAACCCGAGAACTCATGCCTGCCGAAATTATGAATCTTATTCAAACCTTGCCGCAGGCGGGAGGCGCAACGCCCGAGGCAAGGGCCATTGCTCAAGCGCCAGTACCCGGTACTCAGCAACCACCCATGCCCATATAGGAGTTACACATGGAACTTTTTAAGCCTCGGGGCAACATGTCTCCCCGTCGTCCTACGGACAACACGCAACAAAACGGGCAGATTGTTAACACGCCTCGTTACGCAACTTTTGGCGGTCTTAAAGACGCAGCCAAAATCGGGTCTAAGAATAAGATGACTCTTAGCAAACCCGGTGATGGTAAAAAGGTTATCTAGACACAGCAAAGGGGCTAACTTATGTCATTAGAAAATCTTTCACTTGAAGCACAAGCAGAGCTTGCAGCCTTAGCCAAGTCATTGGCTGAAGACCCAAAGACTCGTAAGCAGTTCTTGCAACTGACGAAGCAAGTGCGTCCTGATGTTCCAATCCCTGAGATTGAAATTGAAGAGCGCACTAACGCCGTGTTGGAAACAGCCAACAAACGGGTTGAGAGCTTGGAGGCTAAGTTGCGTGCAAAAGACGCTAAGGAAGAACTTGAGCGTCGGCGCAACAACTTAAAAACAAAACAACTTGCTGACTCTGACGCTGACATTGCAGACATTGAAAAGTTGATGATTGAAAAAGGCATTGCCAATCACGAAACTGCTGCTGAATACCATTCGTGGATGAAGCAAGCAGCGGCTCCAACACCCTCCCAGTTTCCTCAGCCAGTTATGAGTAGGTTCAATACTCAGGACTACATGAAGAATCCTGTGGGTGCTGCCCGTGATGCCGCACATGCTGCATTAGCAGAATTTAGGAAGAATCCTCGGGCCATCGGGTTTTAGGATTCTATTTATTTGTTTTAGGGGCTTTTTAGTTTAGGAGATCGTTATGCCTATCGGCGGTGGAATTTTACCGGCCTCGGGTAGTAATCAGTTCACTGAGTTAACTTATGTTACTCGGCGTGCGTTTATCCCGAAAATGGTCGTGCAGATTTATAACTCTACGCCCCTTATGGCCGCACTGATCGCCAACAGTCAGACCGCTTCAGGCGGTGTGTCGTCGGTGACGGTGCCCGTCCAAGGGTCGCAGTTCGTCAACGCTCAGTGGTCAGATTACTCTGGCTCCTTTGCTCAACCTTCAGTGCAACAAGGCGCTTATAACGCTGAGTTTAACCTGAAACTGCTCGTCTCTCCTGTACCGTTTCTCGGTATGGAAGGTGCCGTACAGCAAGACTACGCCATTATTCCTTTGATCGAAGCTCGCATGAACGATGCGACCAACGTGATGATGGACGCTATGGCAACTGCGCTGTACAACAACACCAGCGACACGCAACAATTTACAGGCCTGCCTTTGGCAGTTGATTCTTCCGGCACTTACGGAAATATCAATCGCTCCACTTACGATTGGTGGCAGTCGAAAGAGTATGCGGCTGGTTCTGTGAACCCAACCCGTCAAAATGTCCTTCAGTACATCTCTGGCACAGTTAAACACTGCGCTGAAGTGCCTACTTTTGGCGTTTGCGGTTTTGGTACATGGACGCTGCTTGCTCAAGATTACGTCGGTCAAGAGCAGTACATGATTACCCCGGGATCGGGTTTTGACGGTGATGCTAACGGCCCACAGGCAGCTTTCCGTGCTTTGATGGTTGCTGGTGTTCCTGTCTATCCAGACCCCTACTGCCCAGAGGGTACGCTCTACCTGCTAAACACTAACTATCTGTCCATGTACATCCATGAACAGGCTTCGTTTGCGTTTACTGGGTTTGAATCTACTCTGCCCAACTTCCAAATCGGTTATGTCGGTGCCGTGCTAATGATTGCTGAAATGGTTAGCACCAAGCCCAAGTCGATGACGAAGGTGACTGGCTACAACTCTCTCACGCTTTAAGGAGAAATAACCATGTCACTCGCCTTAAATAAAATTCTCATTGCTGATGCTAATGCCAACAGTACGGCGGCTTATTTTACGGCTGGTTCGCAAGGACTAACCAATGCCGCCAATGTGGTGCTTGCCGCAGGTGCTTATATTGTTTATCCAACCGTCAACGTGGCGGTTCAGGTTAACAATGCGTCGGCTGGAACGGGTTTTGCAACCGTTCTTGCCAACAACGCCGGTGGTTTCATCGTTTCTGATGGTACGAACGTGCGTCTTAGCAACCTTGGCAACCAGCTTGTAACCTCTACCTACGTTATTGTGGGTAGTGAGCAAGCGGCTCCCGGCACTTACAACACCTAAAGGAGGGCTAAATGGACGCTAATGCTGTAGGTACGCAACTGCCAAGTCGATTCGGACAGATTCTTCTTGGGCAGCTCATTAGTGCCAATATGAACTCCACGGACGATCAGCAGATTACGATGTTTTCTGCGCCGGCTAAGTTTATTGTTCGCCGTATTGTTGCAACCAATGCGTCAGTTGATTTGACAACGGCTGTCGGTGGTATCTACCCTGCTGTAAGTAAGGGTGGTACCGCTGTTGTTGCCAACTCGCAAGTCTTCTCAGGTTTGACCGCTGCAACAAAATTTGTTGATCTGACAATTGCATCTGGCTACACCTCGGGTGGTGATATTTTAACTGTCAAAAATTTGTTTTTGTCTTTGACAACTGCCCAAGGTGGTGCCGCAACAGCCGATGTTTATGTCTATGGAGATATTATTACGCTATGAGCAAAAGCATCTTTGTAACCAATAAAGGAAATTTGCCCGTCACTGGTCGCTTTGAAAACAGGGAGTACGTTTTTCATTGCGGCAAGGAGGTTGAAATTTCTTTAGACATTGCAAAGCATATTTTTGGTTATGGTGTGGATAATAAAGAGCCTTACTTTGTTCGGCTTGGGTGGATGAAAATGAACACAGACTTGCCCATTGCACTGCAACGCATGTCTGAGTTTGTTTTTTCTTCTGAGCCAACTAAACCCGTCCACTTGTCAGCCCCGGTGGTGGAGCGAGTAGCCGCACCAATGCCCGAGTTCAAAGCCCGTGGTAAAGGTGCGGCCAAAGTCCATGCCCATTGAATATGAGCATGTATGCCTACGCTAAACGATTACATCGTCGAAACCCGGCGACTACTACATGATGTAAGTGGAAATTTCTGGACAACCCAAGAGATAACCGATTACGTTAACGACGGTCGCATTCACGTCGTACAAGACTCTGGGTGCAAAAGAGTTATTCAGTCTTACACAATGGCAGTTGGTCAAGAAACCATTGCCTACTCTACGCTGCCGCAAGGCAACAACACCATTGATGTGCTTAACATCAACCTTTATTGGGGTGACAGTCGCTTTCCCATGTACTACATGGCGTGGACAGACTTCAACGCCCAGTTGCGTTTTTGGCAAAATTACAACGGCAGGCCGGTTGGCTTCTCAATCTATGGTGTAAAAACCATTTACATCGGCCCCAAGCCCGATCAGACCTATGAGCTAGAGCTTGATACCGTCGTGTTGCCAACGGCACTCGTTAATGTGAGTGACGAAGAACTTGACATTCCTACGCCATTTAGTGAGGCCGTTGCGTATTTTGCAGCGCATAAGGCAAAGTACCAAGAGCAAAGCTACGGCGAGTCAGAAATCTTCAAACAAGAGTACACCAAACAAGTCCTTGGAGCCTTAAACAGCACGTTCACACGTCGTCTGCCGTCTGCTTACCAATCGGGGTATTAAATGGCAGCGTTAGAGCAGAAAAAGTCTTACTTTGTAGCCAAAGACTTTAAGGGCATCAATGTTACGAACAACCGTACCGCCATTGGTGAGGGTGAGTTTTCGTGGTTGGAGAACACGCAGCCCATTGGTTTTGGTAACGTCAAGATCGTCAATGCGCCTGACACAATAGATACCGTTACGTTTGCTAATACGGTCACTTACATGGCCTCGGCAAACATTCAAAACACCGAGTTTTTGTTTGCCTTTCAAGAAGACGGTTCGGCGCAGTACGTCAACATTGAAAACAATACGCAAGGCAACCTAGCCGCAGCCAACACCTTTTCCAATTCCAACGTGCAGATCGTGCAGTGGAAAAACGAGAGAATCCTTATCATTGACCCTGCAAACGGGTACAAAACATGGGATGGCACAAATCTTGTCGATATAGGTTCAGTTGCCTCAGTCACAATCAATGATGGTGGTAGCAACTACACCAACGTCACGGTGACGTTTAGCGCACCAAATCAAACGGGTGGTGTGCAAGCAACAGGTGAGGCTGTTACTTTAGCTAATACAATCGCACAAATTCTTGTTACGGAAGCCGGTACAGGCTATACAGCAGCGCCAAGCATCACGATTACCGATGCTGGTGGGTCAAATGCCAATGCAACTTGTACGATATTTAATCAAAATGGCACAGGTATAGCAACTTTTTCAGGTCGTACATGGATTAGCGAGGAACGAACGGTCTATTACAGTGCCGCTGACACCTATAACGACTTCATAAACGTCAGTTCGGGCTTCCTAACGCTGACAGATTCCACGCTTAGAACCAATATTGCAACCATTATTGCGGCCAATAACTTCCTGTACATCTTTGGCGAGGACTCAATCAACGTCTTTTCCGACGTGCGTGTGAACTCTGTCACAGGGGAAACCCTATTTACCAACACCAATGTGTCAGCATCCATTGGCTCTGGCTTCAAATACGCTATTTTTCCGTACTTCCGAAGCATGTTGTTCCTTAATCGTTATGGTGTGTACGCCCTTGTGGGTGCAACCACCACCAAAATCAGCGATTCCATCGACGATATATTCACGGACATTGACTTTTCCTTGCCAATTACCTCAGGCCAAGTCCTTATTAACAACATTTTGTGCGCTGCTTGGACGTTTGTGTACAACGATGCAGGCACCCCACGCACCATACAACTGGTTTTCTTTGACCGTAAGTGGTTTGTAACCAGTCAGGGCAGCACAATTACCCGTACAGCCTCAGCAACGCTTGCAGGCAACATCCTTATGTACGGCACCACAGGCAGCAATTTAATTAAGTTTTATTCCAACAACGCCACGGGCATTGATTGGGAGCTAGAAACTGCGCTCTGGCCTATGGGTGATCCTATACGGGACAAACAAGCACTTAAAGTGGGCGTAGAAGCAACTTTAGGGTCTGGCTTTGCCTCTATGCAAGCGTTTATTGACTCTGAAAATCAACAATCAGCGGCCATTGACTTTGCTAACACTGTCTTTTGGGTCAATAACGTCGGCACAGTCATCCCGTGGATCAATAACAGTAGCCAACAAATCGGCTGGACAAGTCAGGGCGGCTCTGTAACGAGTGGTTACTTTTTATACCGATCTGATGCAAAAATGTATGGTAAGTATCTAGGCTTAACCCTTACTGGAAACACCACGCCGTTTACAATTAACGGCTTCCAACTTGAACATGAATTAAGAGCGAGGTTCTAATATGGCACTCCCCGTCACCGTCCCCAATACCTTTGCAGGCGCTACCGCCTCCATTCCGCTATCACAGCTTGACGCTAACTTTAACAGTCTATCTAACGCCATAAACGGCATTGCCAATGGCGTAGAGACGCTTGCTAACGTACAGGTTACTGGTGGGTCATTTAACAACATTAGCGTGTCCAACGTTACGATTACCACGGGCACAAGCAATGGGCTAAACGTAGCTAATGCAAGCCTTACAAACGTCTCTGTAGACTTTGTAGGCAATCTGGCTACCCAACCTAAGCTCAAGTTCTACAACATTGAGGGAAGCGCATTGGGCGTTACCAGTGGCAACGTAACGATCAGCCTAGCTACCGCAAATTTCTATAGCGCAACGACTAACGCCAATGCAACGTGGACGTTTGCCAATGCGTCGCCTGCTAATACGTTAAGTGGTGTGGTGCTTGCCCTTAGTAACGGTGGTGCTGATACACAGACATGGACAAACGTAGCGTGGTCAGGCGGTTTAGCGCCTTCATTGACGGCAAATGGCTTAGATATTCTGGTGTTTGTCTCGTATGACGCAGGGGCAAACTGGAACGGTATGCCTGCTTCTTTGGACTCACAATAATGGCTGACCTTATCGCAATGTTATCTGCTGCTGCTGGTGCTGTTGGCGGCGAATACGAAATCGAACGCTCTCTGCGGTTCAACTCTGCTGACTCTGCTTATCTGTCTCGTACACCAGCGAGTGCTGGAGATCGTCAAAAATTTACATGGTCTGGTTGGGTGAAAAGGTGCGCCACAGGTGCGGATCATCAATTAATGGCCCAGTACACAGACGCAAGTAATCGTGCTTATTTTGACTTTCGTTCGTCAGATACATTCTTACTTTTTAATCGTGTTAGTGGCGTAACAACTTGTCAACTAGAAACAACGCAAGTGTTTCGGGATGTGTCGGCTTGGTATCATGTTGTTGTCGCAGTAGATACAACACAAGCAACAAATACAAACCGAGTAAAAATTTATATAAATGGAAGCCAAGTTACGGCATTTGGAACGGCAACATATCCAAACCAAAACGATAATTTCCAATTCAATACTGCTACTGTTCATCGCATTGGCTCTTACGATGGGGCCATTGACTTTTTCAACGGCTACATGACCGAAATCCACTTCATTGACGGTCAGCAACTAACCCCATCATCTTTCGGTGAAACGGATGAAACCACAGGCGTATGGTCGCCTATCCGCTACGCTGGAACCTACGGCACTAACGGGTTTTATCTGAACTTCTCTGACAATACCTCGACCACCACGCTTGGTGATGACCTCTCTGGCAACGGCAATGACTGGACGTTGAACAACTTCTCTGTTGCGGCTGGTGCAGGTAACGATTCTCTTGTGGACTCACCTACAAGGTATGGCACAGACACAGGTGCGGGTGGAGAGGTAAGAGGGAATTACTGTACGCTGAATCCTTTGGACGCAGGAACCAATTTAACATTTTCACAAGGAAACTTGCAGACTAGCAGTTCAACTAACCCAAATAACAATTGCCGAGGAACACTTGGGGTAAGGTCTGGTAAATGGTATTTTGAAATTGTTGTTACGTCGGGAACCCCTGGATGTGTTGTTGGTATTGCAAGCGATACAGCATCAATGTCAACTAATTTTTCGGGTGATATGTATACCTATGACTCTAACGGAAACAAAATCGTTAATGGGTCTGGTTCTGCATACGGTGCAACATGGACAACAAATGATGTAATTGGTGTGGCATTTGATGCTGACGCTTTATCCATTACTTTTTACAAAAACAATTCCAGTCAAGGTGCAATTACAGGAATCACATCTGGACTAACTTGGCGTCCTTTTGTTCACGCAAACAATGTTACAGTCGTTGCAAACTTCGGTCAACGCCCCTTCGCCCACACAGCCCCATCAGGTTTCAAAGCCCTTGTTACAACTAACCTACCAGACCCAACGGTGGTGCAGGGCGATGATTACTTTAATACGGTGTTGTATACGGGTACAGGATCAAGCCTTGGTGTAACAGGTGTAGGTTTCCAGCCTGACTGGGTGTGGATTAAAGAGAGAAACGGTGCGGCTGACCACGGGCTTTATGATGCCGTTAGAGGGGTTCAGAACCAGCTTGAGAGCAACACCACTACCGCAGAGACTGCGGAGGCCACAGGTCTAACAGCGTTTGGTACGGACGGCTTTACTGTTGGTGCGCTTGCTCAATTAAACACTTCTGCGGATACCTATGTCGCATGGAACTGGAAAGCCAACGGTGCTGGCGTATCTAACACAGACGGAACAATAACCAGTACAGTCTCAGTCAATACGACAAGTGGGTTCTCTATTGTTACTTATAGTGGCAATTCGACAGACGGGGCTACTGTTGGACATGGTTTAGGTTCCACGCCAAAAATGATTATTGTTAAAAATAGAGGCGATGGGACAAGGAACTGGGCTGTTTATCACAGCGCACTAGGAGCAACACAATGGATATTGTTAAATCTTACTAATGCGGCGGCATCCGATCCAATATGGGCAGACACAGCACCAACATCCTCGGTTTTTTACTTAAATTCCACAGCAACCGCAAACACTACAAGCAATAACTATGTCGCCTACTGTTTCGCAGAGGTGGAAGGCTTTAGCAAGTTTGGGTCATACACAGGCAATGGTTCTACGGACGGAACATTTGTGTACACGGGCTTTAGGCCAGCGTTTATTTTGGTTAAAAATACGGCACAAATAACAAACTGGTTTATTTGGGACAACAAAACAGACCCATACAATCCAGCAAGTGTTGTTTTACTAGCCAATACTGATACAGATGAAGTTAGTAGCAGAGATATTGACATATTAAGCAATGGATTCAAAGCTAGAAAAAACGATCAAAATTACAACTCTACTGACATTATGATTTATATGGCGTTTGCTTCCAACCCCTTTAAGATATCTCTTGCCCGTTAAGGAGTAACAAATGTTTGCAATTATCAAAGACAACCAAATAGTAAAAACATCAGGGTCTATCCGACCTTTATTTCCCAACATCTCTTTTCCTGCCTCTGGGCCATCTGCGGAGTTTAAGGCTGAGAACGGGATTGTAGAGGTAGTAGACGGGGAGCAGAAAGACCAACGCTTCTACTGGGTAACACCTGCGAATCCCTCCCTCCAACTTGTGAACGGTATCCCTACTCGGCTGTATATCAGCACCCCTAAAGAGCTAGAGGACAGGGAAGAAGTAGACGAGGACGGAAACCCAATGTATGTAAAAGTCTTGGGTGAGGTAGACGGTGAACCAGCAATGGTTGACTCTGCGGAACGGCTGGTGACTAAGGGCTTAAAGTCTCAGTTCATTGCTCAAGCTAAAGACTCTGCTAACAAGGCATTGGCTGCTACAGACTGGGTGGTAGTACGCAAGGCAGAGCGTGGTGTAGAAATCCCTGCTGACATTGTTGCAGAGCGAGCCAAGATCATTGCAGACTGTGAAGCGAAAGAGGCGGCGATTGCGGCTTCCACGACGATTGAAGAACTTATAACCGCCGTAACAGGAGCCTAATATGGGAATTAACGCCTTTACATCCCTCGGTAAGACCGTCAAGCTGGTTGCTGCGGTAACGCCTCCTACGCCCGTTCAGGTGCCGTCCACCACGCTAGGTGGGAACCAGTATAGGGTTATCAACCTGTCGAGCAACACGGCCTGCTGGTTAGCTTATGCTCAAGTTTCAGCCGATTCTACGACGAACTGCGTAATCCCCACTGGCGATGGCGCAAACAGCACCGCAGTGCTTACACTATTACCGCAGACAGACGAGATTTTGTCGTTTGTTCCTAATGCTTACTTCACGGCAATTACAAGCTCTGGCACTGCCGACTTGTACATCACGCCGGGAGATGGACTTTAAGGAGTAAATCATGCTTAAGGCGCTTGGGGGCTTTGCAGTAACAGGCGGTGGTGGCGTAGGTGCTGTAACGTACAGAGGTACTTGGAACGCTTCTACCAACACGCCTACTTTGGCCTCTGGCACTGGCATACAAGGCGACTACTATGTGGTCAACGTAGCCGGTAGCACTAACCTTGACGGTATTACCGATTGGCAGATTGGCGACTGGGCCATATTCAACGGTAGCGTCTGGGAAAAAGTTGATAACACCGACTCTGTTAGCTCTGTAAACGGGCAGGTCGGCACGGTTGTACTAACGGCTGCCAATGTCAATGCTGCCGCAAGCAATGTCTATGTCATAGCAGGCACAGGATTAGGCGGTGGCGGCAACCTAGAAGCCAACGTCAACGTCTTTATAGCCAATACTGCGGTTACACCCGACTCTTACGGCGGTGCTAATACCATTGCCACGTTTACCGTAGACCAGCAAGGCAGGCTTACAGCCGCTTCTAACGTCACGGTAAGCATTACCAATGCTGAAGTCTCTGGCCTTGGCACAATGTCTACGCAAGATGCTAGTAACGTCAACATTAGCGGCGGCGTAATTGAGGTAGCTAACCTTACGGCAGCCAATGTGTCAGTGACGGCTAACCTATTTGCTAACTTAGCTACGGCAGCAACGGCTACGTTTGCAACCGATGAGTTGCCATTGGTGCCTGAAGGCTATGTTTCGATTGTCGTTAACGGTACAACCAAAAAAATCCCTTACTACGGAGTGTGACGTGGCCTTACAAGACCTACTTAATCTCGTTGGTGGCATTGGACTTACTGGACTGGGCTGGTTTGCCCGGGAGCTTTGGTCAGCCGTCAAAGAACTTAAAACCGATCTTGCCAAGCTACGGGAAGAGTTGCCTAAGACCTACGCCCAAAGGGATGATGTCAAGGACGACTTCAAAGAGATCAAACAGATGTTGACCGACATTTATCAAGAATTGCGCAAGAAAGCTGATAAGTAATGGCTTACAACATGGATGCTTTGTCTCAGGTGCGCTTTGGCGACCCGGATGGCCTCAATGAGTTTCTCTTTGAGAACGGTATCCAGCATCAATCCTTTGCTGAACGCTTGCAAGACTCTGGTTTTCAGGTGCCACGCTACCCGCTTATTGATGCTGACGTAGAAGACTTGGACGATTGGCTGGCTATTCATCAGATTGAGCATCAGTCGTTTGCCACAATCCTTGATCTGGACAATCCGTTTAACCTTCTTGATAGCGACTGGAACCAAGAAGATGACTTTTATGACTGGATACAGCAACATTTGCTTATCCATGAGCAGATTGCTCGACGTTTAGGAGCCTAAGATGGCGATTCAAAACCTTAGCTTTGAAGACCTTTTGGCATCAGCACAGAGGGCCTCTAGTTCTCCTTTTCTAAATATGGGGCCACCCTCGCCAACAGGTTCGGTTGCAAACACTGCAACGCAAGGGCCACAAAGCATTACGATCAATCAACCTATCCCTGCGCCCTCTACAACGCAGACACTTAGAATTACGCCAAGCCCGTCCCAAACGCTTACGCTTTCTCCGTCTTTCACTAGCCCTGTTCAAACCATTCCGTTACCTGAAAGTCCTGTTAACGAAATGTCGTTTGAAGACTTAATAGGAGCAACGGTACAAGTGCCTCCGGGCGTATCTAATGTTGCGCCACCCACTCCTACTGCCCCTGCAAGCTACGATGATCGGGTTAGTAACCTGACTACGCAGCTTAAAAGCATGTACGGCACCATTCTAGAGTACGAACCCAAAGCACGTTACGGCGGCAGGCAAAGCGATTTAGACAAAATATTTACAGAGCAAGCCAAAAAATTAGCAGATAAAGGCATTGGCAGTCTTGCGCAGCTTACCGAAAAAAAGGATGACGATGGTAAAAGGTTCGTTGTAAACCGAGAAACCAACGAAACGCTTTTTAGGATTACAAAAGATCGTGATACAGGTGCCGATAAATGGGGTGATGTGTTTGGTGGCGTTAAGGATGGTGCTAACTTCGGCATCCAGTTTGACACCCAAGGCCGTGCGGTTTTGTTTCCCGTTCACGAAAAGACCAAATCCATTGGTCAACAGTTACTTGGACGTGATTTAAACGCTTTTATTGAGCCAATTGCAGTTATTGTCGGCGCTTACTATGGTGGCGTTCCCGGTGCGGCGGTTGGAAGTGCCTTTGGGCAATATGTTGCAACCGGGGAAATTGACCCTAAGCGAGTAGCAATGGCTGCGGCCACTACTTACATAGGCACTGAATTTGCAAGTGCTGACTATGCAACAAAGGTTGGTAATAGCGTTTTACCTACTGAGCTTGCTAATACTGCAACAGCTAAAGTTGTTGGTAATGCTGTTGTCAATTCAGGGGTTAGTGGGCTTATTGCCGTAGCTACGGGCGGCAATGTTGAGCAGTCTATGATTACGGGTGCCATTGTTGGGGGTGCCATTGCCAGTTCCGCAGACATTGCTAACACCTTGTTAGGTGGCGAACAAAACGTGCAAGACATTGCTAATGCAACTGGTTTGGGTTTAAAACAGGCGCAAGACATTATTGCAAGCTCAATTGCTGATGCTGTTGTTGCTGACGCTCAAAATCGTGATGGCTTCGGCACGGCATTGGGAGCAAGTCTTGTAGCCCGTGGCGTAGGAACGGCGGCTGCTAACAAAACGGTGGATTTCGTAAGCAAGAACCTTACAACAAACCCACAAGCCTTGACAGCAGTTTTCAATGGCGCAAAAGGGTTTGCACAAGTAGCAACAGATGCAGCAGTTAGAGGGGAAGATGTTGGAGATGCTGTTAAAGCTGCCGGCCCAAGCATTGTTCTGCAAGCAGGTTTATCTGGTTTAGAGCGACCACAAACAGAAGCAGATCGTATTGCCGCTATTCTTGAAGACCAGTTACAAACTGGCGGTTTATCAGGCGAGGGCGTGCAAGTTGCTGGCGGGGAGGGCGTAAGCGGATTATTTGCGCCATCAGACGAATTGCAAGCTGAAATTACAAATACTGAAGACGCTTTGCGCAACGCTCAAGATGCGCTTGAGATGATGCCCGACCTCAACGATGCTGATCGTAGTAATTTGCAGCGTTTTATATCTGAGACTCAAGACTATTTAAGTGGGTTGTATAACCAAGTTGCTGGCGCTAGTAGTGGTATAGATTTGCGCCAATTTACATCTGAGGCTGGTGGACAAGGTTATGCAATTATTGGCGGTGGTGGGTTTGGTCAAACTCGCAGTGGATTGCCATTTAATCTTCTTGGCACAGATGACCGAGGAAACCAAAAATTCAATATTGGGGGCGAAGGATTTACTCTAATTGTGCTGCCCAATAACGACCGAGTGTTTGCATCGGACACTTCCGCACTTGTTTTTTATCCTGACGTTATTGACAACAATGTTGTGCTTACGCCAACCAGTGTCAATGAAGTACAACGCAACATTGAACAACCTGAAACACGTCCCAAGCCAGAATCGTTGCAACCGGGCGAAAAGGCTAAAGATGAAGAGGGCGCAACGGGTGCGGAAGGCGCAGAAGGTGCCAGTGGCACACCCGGCGGCGCTACTCCCGGCACGCTACAAGAGGCCTTGCGCTTTGAACTCAATCTTCTTGAGAGCAGGCTGCAAGATACCGCTAAAGAACGTGAACAAGTTGAAAATAACCTTGCCCGTGCGCTCGAACAGCAAGAAAGATTGCGTGAACAGGGTCTTTTGACCGCTTTGGGGCCAGATTTACAAGAGATGTTGGACGCTGAAATAGCGACTTTAGAGGAGCAAGTAAACGCAATAAGCGCAACGGAGTCTTCCCTCGGAACCAGAATTAGCGATATTGGTGCATCGCAACAAGAAGGTGATAGAGGCAGACCTAGCAGCGAAGTCATTGGCGACTTAGTGCAAGGAGGTTTTGGTACGGGCTTACCCGGCGACGAGGGTGCAGGCACGGGCGGGTTAGGTGGTGGTGCAGGCCCCGGTGCGGGTCGAGAAGGTGCTGGAAGTGGCTCTGGCGCTGAAGGCGAAGGGCCGGGATCGGGCACAGGAGGGTTTGGGCCGGGTGCAGGTCGAGAAGGTGAGGGCACTGGTGGGGGCGGTAAAGGCGAAGGCGGTGCGGGAGAGGATATATCTCCATTAAGGCCCGTAACTATATTCGATTCGCCCGATGGAAGACCTGCCACACCCTTTGCAAGTAGAGTGACAGGAGAGGCGTTAGCGGGTATTCTAGGGGCTAAAGAGCCGTTATTTGGCGGCGATCCAGACGAACAACGGGCCGTTTGGAACCGACGTTCGTTGCGACTACGAAGGGCGTTAGGTCTATGAAAACTTTAACGGGCATGGGTGGCCTTGGAAACGCCCAAGAATTAGCCGAGTTGTTGCGTCAAATGGGCCGTGGCCCTGACAGCATGTTGGCTCATATTACACCAGAGGAAGCGCAGATGCTTCTTGAGTCAGGTGGCAGCGGTAGAATGAACCCTATGACGGGTTTACCTGAGTTTCAACCTGAACCCGATCCAGCCTCGTTTGAGGACTACATTTACAATCAACCTCAACAACCTCTTGATCCATCTTCGTTTGAGGATTACATTTACAATCAACCGCAACCTCAGTATAACTATGATGTAGAGGCGCAGCCCGGTGGCTTTTATGGCACAAATGTAACTAATTTAACGGACATTGGGTTTGGCCCCGGACAGTTTCAACCTGCTATGCCACAAACTCAAGGATTAGAATTAAGTCCCACCCGTGGTGTGCGTGGCATGACACCAGATCAATTTGAGCGATTTAGTGCCGACGATCAAGCTCAACCTGCTGGCATTGGCGACCGTCTGCGTGGCTTAGAAGCAAAATACGGTGAATTTAGTCAAAGCTACCCAATGCTTTCTCGCCTACTTACCACGGGCGCTGCAAGCCTGCCTAGCCTGCTAGCCGCTAGAAGTGCAAGACGTGAAGGCAGGTCTGCCGCAAATGAGTTGCGTGCCCTTGGTCAGCCATTGCGTGAACAAGGCGAAGCCTTACGCCAACAAGCCCTTACTGGTGGTCTTACGCCTCAACAGGCACGGCAAGAAGAGGCACGCAGGGCTTCTATGCGTCAAGC